CGGCTGTATAAAAATTACAGCCCCACCGATAAGCCCCTTCCAAATGAAGCAGTTTTTGAACAGGCACTCTGGCTATTACGCATCGACGACTCCATCCGCAAAGCCGAGCAGGGGGTACGGTCAGTATCGGTGTCCGGGGTTTCAGTCTCGGTGGATAAGGTGAATCTTATGATCGCGCCACAGGCTGTTTTAATCCTGGGCCGACGGATCGGACGGACGGTGACTGAATAATGGCTCTCGTACCAATGAATCAAACCGCCATTATTACCAGACCAGGGACCCTGGACGAATGGGGCCAGCCTACGCCGGGACAGGCGACAACCTATCGTTGTCGATTGGATCAAAGTTCCGAGCTTGTCCGGGGTCAGGACGGCAAAGAGGTAGTCGCCAGGGCGTCCATTCTGCTGGAAGGACTTGTTGCCGTTGGTTATGCCGACTCTATCGAGTTTACGGACGAGGCCGGTAACAGCTACAAATATAAGCCGGTAAAGATTTCTGTTATCAGGGATTTTGCCGGTAAACCCATGCTAACAAAGGTTGTGGTTTAATGGCTAACCAGTTCAGAATTGACGTTGACTTCGGAGATGTTCTGAGAGGGCTTTCCCGTATGGAAAGCCAGGCGAAGGATGCTGTAAAAGTGGCGGTGGAAGACTGTGCCGATGACCTTGTCCGGGTTAGCTCCGAAATTGCCCCACACGATAAAGGAATACTGGAAAAAGCTCATGCAAAAGAGGTCAGAGTAATCGGGGCCATGGTCGAGGCGACCATTTCCTATACAGTTCGGGAGCAAAACTCACGGGGGCGGTTTAATTATGCCCTGTACATGCACGAAGGGATTTATAACCTGGGGCCTGGGTCAAGACAAAAACCCGGTACTTCGGGAATGTCCGGCAGAACCTACACAGTGGGGAACAAATTCCTGGAAAGGCCGTTGGAGGGTGAGAAGGAGGCATACAAAAACCACATAGAAGAAGCTGTTCAAAGGGCGGTTACAAGGTAGAGGGGTGATCTGTTGCATACCATCGACTTGCTGGGATACGTGAGAGTCAGCGTTCCCTTCACCTATTACGCGAATGCTTTTCCGGCAACCGCTCCCGATAATTGTGGAGTGGTGAAGGTGACCGGGGGAGGCTCCCCGAACAGGTCACTCAAATATCCATCATTCCAGATCGTAATCAGAGCCGGGCATCCGGGTGAAGCGGAGGCCAAAGCCTGGGAGGTTTACGACTTTTTTAATTTAAAACGGGGCTTTGATGTTGGTGAAACCCACGTTATTTATTGCAATGCCCAGCAATCGGCTCCTTTATTTATAGGCATAGACGAGAATGATCGTTTCCTGTATTCCATAAATTTCAACACAATATCGGAGGTGCTTTAATAAATGGCAAAACTGGCTGGAGTGGATGTTCTCCTGCAAGTTGAGAGTGAAACTCCCGGAACTTATGTAATCGTAGGGGGCCAATCCGGTGCCACCTTGAACCGTTCCACCAATGTCGTGGACACTACCTCCAAGGATGCGAACGGCTGGGCCGAGAACGTTGCTGGCGTGAACTCCTGGAGCCTGGAGTGTGAAGGTTTTATCGTGGTTGACGATGACGCTTATGGTTTACTCGAAACCGCCTGGGAAACTAGGGCTACTGTAAAGGCCCAAATTCTCTATCCTAACGGACAGAAGTATTCCGGCGACTGCATTATTTCAGACTTCCCGATGGAATATCCTCAAGACGGAGCAGCCACCTTCTCTATCAGCCTGACCGGAACCGGAGTCCTGACCAAAACCGCTGGCAGCTAAGAACCTGACCAATTAATCAAAATCAGGGGGGTTGATATATGGCTGAGAATAAACAAAGAGGATTCGTTGAGATCGAACTGAACGGTGAGGTCAAAAGGCTTCGGTATACCTTGAATTCCCTCGCTATCCTGGAGGAAAAGCTGGGCGTGAAAATGTCCAAACTGAACGACGTTGAAATGGGCATGAGGGAGATCCGGTCTTTCCTCTGGGTGGGCTTAATCCATGAGGACAAAGGACTCACCGAGGAAGAAGTCGGGGATTGGGTAGATGTTGACCTCATGGACTATATTTCCGAGAAGATCGGGGAAGCGTTCAAGGCCGGGACGAGAAAAAACTAAATCAAACCGAAACCGAGGGCAGCGGAGATGGCCAGGAATTCGATTGGTCAGAACTCAAAAAGGCTGCCTTCGGTATCGGTGGACTTAAACCCGAAGAATTCTGGGGGCTATCTCTTGTCGAAGTCCTGGACGTGGTCGAGGCTGTGAGTGAGGAAAAAGCCCGTCAAATAGAGGTCGATTATCACCGTACAGCGTGGCTTGCTATGCACATAATGAACACGCAAGGCCGGACATTGAAGCGACCTGTAACCGTGGAAAAGCTGCTAGGTCGGGACAAGAAAAAGAATCGAAAGCTGACAACTGAACAACGGGAGAAAACGATTAACGACCTTCTAAAAAAATTCGAGGATTCGGAAAAGTGAATTCGCATTTTATTATACGTAGTAGAAAAAACTGCTTACGAAAGCAGCTTAAGGCAAATTTAATTCAGCATATCTCGTTAAAGAGTGCTAATTAACCCCTCGATACTCTTAGAGCAAAAATGAGTAAACTAATAATAATCATGATCTTCTAGGATAAACAGTTCATTAATAGTTGTGTTTAATTCACGTGCAACTTTTGCGGCAAGTTTAAGAGAAGGGTTGTATTCACCTTTTTCGAGAAATACAATTGTTTCTCGTCTTACTCCGACTTTTTGGGCTAACTGAGCTTGGGTAAGGTTAAACCGTGCTCGATATTCCTTTATTCTGGTTTTCATCTATTCAAGGTCCTTCCTTTTGCTTAATATTGCCCAGGATACAAAAAATGAAATTGCCATTCCAAGCAAACCAGCAGTTAGAATATCGTCTCGGTCTAGATGTTTTTGAAAGACCAGAAGTGCCAGCCATATATAAATGGAGATGAAATATGAATAACCTGCAGCATACATCTTTATTTTCCTGGATCGCTCATCGTGTATTGGAAAACCTTCTCTCAAATCACCAACTACTCTCTTTAATACATTAAACGAAATAATAATGAGTGATAATGCACCAATAATGACCAGTAATGCGGAGATGATGTTACTGCTTCCAAGTAACCTTATTGCTACAATTGATAGGCCAAGAACAATAACAGAAAGCATAGACACGCATAGGACAAGAATTGTTTTCGACTTCATTATTTATACCTCCTTAAATGTTAGAAATATATAACCTGATGTTATAAATATATAACACTAAGCTGGACTTGTCAACTTCCATTACCGACCATCTACAGTTTCCAAATTACGAACTATTCATACTCTTTCAAATATGTAACGACAAACGGGTTTACTAAATTCTGTTCCAAATAATATCCAAAAAATTCAGCGGGGCGTGAGCCTCGTTTTTCTTTTCCCAAAGTAAGGGGGGTGAGGGTTGTTTCCGCTCTGGGTGAAGTGGCCGTCAGAATTACCGCAAATATTAACGAATTCAGAGCAAACCTACAGGAAGCCGAGACGAGACTTAATAATTTCGGAAACGGTATTCGAAGCACATCGGACAAGTTCTTAGTCATCGGAAAGGCTGCCGGGGTTGCCGGAACTGCGATAGCTGCCGGGCTGGGGTATGCAGTAAAAACCGCGATGGACTTCGACGCCCAAATGAGCAAGATCAAAGCCCTTTCGGGAGCCACGGACGAAGAATTCAAAAAATTACGGGATACCGCCATCGACTTGGGCAGCAAATCCGTTTTCTCGTCGTCTGAGGCTGCAAAGGGGATGGAGTCCCTGGCTGCTGCCGGATTTAACACTCAGCAGGTCGTTTCTGCCATGCCGGGACTTTTGGATGCTGCTGCCGCTTCCGGTGAGGATTTTGCGAATGTTTCCGATATCATGGTAGCTGCCATGTCAGGCTTTGGACTCCAGGCCGGGGACATGGGCCATATTGCCGACGTTCTCGCTAGTGCCGCCAACGCTTCCTCCATATCTATTTCGGATATCGGCTATTCACTAAAGTATGTTGCTCCCGTGGCGAAGTCCTTCGGAACCTCAATAGAAGAAGTCTCCGCAGCTTTGGCAGTACTGGGTAACTCCGGCATTAAGGCGGATCAGGCCGGAACCTCCCTCCGTATGTCTCTGACTCGCCTGGCAGCCCCACCAAAAGAGGCGGCGGAGATGTTGCAAAAGCTGGGGATTCAAGTAACCGACTCGAAGGGTAAAATCCTCCCACTGAGTAACATAATAGGGCAGCTCTCCGGTTCATTCAAAAACCTTGACCAGTCCCAAAAGTTAGAAGCAGCCTCGACTATTTTCGGGGCTGAAACTATGTCTGCCATGCTCACGCTGATCGAAGCAGGGCCAGAAAAGCTTGATGAACTGACCGGGGCTTTCAGAAACTCCGACGGAGCAGCGAAAGAGATGTCCAATACAATGACCGATAACCTCGCTGGTTCCCTGGAGCAGCTTAAAGGGGCGGCGGAGTCGGCTTTAATTTCCATCGGTTCTGCTTTGAGTCCGACATTGAGGGCTGTTGCAGACGCCATTCAAGGGGTTATTAACAGGTTTAACGCTTTACCGGAACCCGTTAAAAATACCATCGCTGTTATTGCTGCCGTGACTACAGCCATGACTCTACTCGCAGCCGGGATCGGGCTGATTATCGGTTTTATACCGTCGATTATTGCAGGGCTATCCGCCCTGGTAGGTGTTTTCGGGGCTTTAGCCGGGGCGGTTACGTTTCTATTAAGTCCGATAGGGCTTGTGGTGGCCGCTATCGCAGCACTAATCGCCATTGGTGTGGCTTTGTACGTGAAATGGGACGAGGTTAAGGTCTTTTTAACTTCAACATGGAAGTCTATTGCCTCCGCTGCTCAGTCCGTTTGGAAAGGGATTGCCGGGTTCTTTACCTCTATTGGACAGGGCATAGCCAATACCATGAAAAGTATGTGGGACGGGCTGAAAGCAGTATTCCAGACTTACGCTGCAAAATTAAAAGAAATCGTGACTTCACTTTTGAACACGATAAAGCAAATATGGACGGATGTGGTTAACCAGATCAAGAACACCACGGTTCAGGTCTGGGAATCAATAAAGCAGTTCTTTATTAACGGACTAAACGCCATAAAATCTGCCTGGAGTAATGCCTGGGCAGCTATTCAAAATACATTCTCTAACGCCTGGAATTCAATAATAAATATTTTTCACTCTGCTCCCGGTCAAGTGTCCTCCGCGATGTCTAATATCGGAAGCAGCGTCCGAAACGCTTTCAGCTCAATGGCTAGTTCCGCCATCTCTGCCGGAAAGAACCTCATTCAAGGCTTTATCAACGGGGTAGGCTCCATGGCCGGGGCTTTAGCCGGTAAGGTTCGGTCTGTGGTGTCCTCTGCTGTGGATTCTGCAAAAAGGGCTTTGGGCATCCATTCTCCATCGAAGGTTTTCCGTGAGATCGGTAAGTACACGGTAAAGGGCTTTACTCTGGGCATTGACCGAAACGCTTTCCAGGCTGTAAGGGCAGCATCTGGTATGGCTGACGGGGTAATCGCCGCTGTTGACGGAATGGGGTTCAACTCCGGCTCACTGTCTGTAGCCGGAGGAACTGCCGGGGCTGCTGCTGCCGTTGGCCCGTCAATTTCCGTGGGCCAGCTTGTAGTCAGGGAGGAAGCCGATATTTACCGGATCGCCGAGGAACTTTACCGACTCCAGAAACGGAACCAACGGGCAAGGGGTGGGTTTTAAATGTTCACATTCAACGGTATAGCGAGCACGACATACCTAATTGAAAACAACGTCCACCACAGCATCCTCCCACCCCTGGCTTTTCGCTCGCTGGCTGTGCCGGGGAGGGCCGGGGTGTATGACTTCGGGGTGGAATTGGGGCCAAGAGAGATCGCTATAGACGTTACCGTTAAAAGCAGTTCCCAGGCTGACCTCCGATCGAAGGTTCGGGCTATCGCCTCCTGGCTTTACCAGGCAGACCTGGCTCCCCTGGTATTTTCCGACGAACCGGACAAAACGTATTATGCCAGGCTTTCCGGTTCCACCGACTTGGAACAGATCGTCGAACTGGGCCGGGGGACTTTGACTTTTGTATGTCCTGACCCTTACGCCGAGGGAGCCTCCAGGAGTGAGACGATCACTTCAGGGGCCACGGTAACGAATAACGGGTCGGTGAATACCTTTCCGGTGGTGACTGTGATGTTTTCCGGTACTGTCGGATATTTTAAGCTGTTCAAAGGAACCCAGCAGGTATATATTGATTGCCCCTTCACGGCTTCAGATGTTCTGGTACTGGACTTTAGAGCAGCCAAGGCCACCCTTAACGGTTCAAAAATTATGGATAAAATCGACCTATCCAGTGTTTTCTTTCCTCTGGATATGGGGGAAACCGTCCTCACATTCGATCCGGCTGCGAACGCCACGGTACAGGTGGATTTTAAGGAGAGATGGTTGTAAGAGGCCGGTATAGGCCGACTAAAGATTGAGGTTAGTATAAGGGGGCATTGCCTTTGCTGTATGTTTTCGGGCAGGACGAAAAGCTGCTGGCGATTTTATCGAATGATAATCCCCTGTCGTGCCCATACTTCGAAGCTCAACACACGGAGAAGTTAAACGGTGAGAATACCTTTGACTTCTCCGTTCCTTTGTCCCATGAGGACGTGAGCTTCATTGTGGAGGAAAACCTTGTCGCTTTCAAAGACCAGGATGATGATTACCAACTATTCGTAATAAGACAGGTCGAGGAAATACATGACGGGGATAAGGTAAAGGCGGCATATTGCGAGTCCGCAGCCATAGAGCTTCTGGATGAAGTTATAACGGATCAACGACCATCAAACGTTTCCGCAGATTTCGCATTAACAAACGTCCTTTTAAACAATCGCTGGCAGGTGGGAACCGTTGATGATCTGGGCATCAATAGCAACAACTTTTATTATGAATCTGTATTATCAGCTGTTCACAAGATCGCAGCTACCTGGGGAGGGGAACTCCGGTTCCGGGTGGTTCTCTCAGGTAATACCATCACAGGCCGATACGTGGATATTCTCACACGCAGAGGGGCCGATACGGGTAAAAGATTCGAATATACCAAGGACATTGCTTCAATAAAGAGGAAGGTCGATTCAGGTGGTATCAAAACTGCCCTTTACGGCAGAGGTAAAGGGGAGCAGACCGAGGACGGGTTCGGAAGGAGGATCACCTTTGCTGATGCTGTTTGGAGTACGGGTAATGGTGATCCCGTATACAAACCGGCGGGCCAGGAATGGGTGGCTGATCCGGTGGCCCTGACCAGTTACGGCAGACCGGACGGAGCCGGGGGGAAACGCCATCGGGTGGGGGTTTTTGAAGACTCCGGGGAAACAGATCCCTATGTCCTGTTACAGAAAACCTGGGAAGCTCTACAGAATCAGAAGGAACCTCTCATCCAATATGATATGAAGGTAGTCGATCTGGAGTCTGTTGCCGGTTTCGACCATGAAAAGGTACGCCTGGGCGATACGGTTCGTGTTATTGACAGGGAGTTCGTCCCTCCGCTGGCTGTTGTCGCCAGGGTTATCGAAATCAAGCGTTACCGGGACAAGCCGGAAAAGGCAGAGGTCAAGATAGGGAACTTCCTGCCGACTTTGTACGATGAAACTTCCAAGATTCAGAGTCTGGAATCGACAATGAGTTTTAGGCAAGGTATCTGGGAATCCGGGGGCGATCCGAATGCCCCGGTAAACACTTCTCTCCTGGAAGGTATCATCAACACACTCCAGAACGAAATCAACGCCGGGACTGGAACCGTCACGCTAACCGATAACCATGGCATTTTGATTGTAGACGATGCAGCTAACCCCACTAAAGCCCTCCGGCTACTGGGTGGCCAACTGGCAATCTCAAACGAGAAGGACGGCCAGGATCAATGGATTTGGAGAACCTTTGGCAATGGCGACGGGTTCACAGCCGATGCCATCAACGCCGGAAAAATCCTCACCGATAAGGTGCAAATTTTCGGTAATACGAACTTTTACTGGGACGGGGACAACCTTTATATTACCAATCCGGCAAACCTCAACGAACAGATCAGGTTAAGTAAAGAGGGTATCCGCTTTACCCAGGACGGCGGGCAAAACTGGGGTGTTGCCATTGATTTTAACGGGATTCGCATGGAAGGCAAGCCCTCCGATCCCCGGATATGGTACTCGCCAACCGGGCAGAAAACTTACAACCAAAACGGAGAACTTGTTACCCACCACGGGTACTACGAAACATTGGGCATGCAAACCGCCGTCTTCACTCGGGGTTCCGTGGCCTA